TGGTATTTACCACTATGCTTTAAAAAGTATCTATGATTATCATATAGTTCATCTCTTTCTCTTTCTTTTTCCCAATGGAATACATATTCTAATCCTTTAACAGGTGAATTTGTAGCAGATAAACCTACATTGTTTTCGGTACCATCATAATATTGCGCACCTTTTACTTCATAATCATATCTAGCTAATTTACGTATACCTATACCATATCTATAATCAAATTCATGATAAACAGTTCCATCTTCTACAACTGGAATATCATATAATCCACCGCTAGGATTAGTTCTTACGAAATAATCTGGTACGTTTTCTTTTGGATTTTGCATATCACCAGCTACATAGATAGTACTATACTTAAATAATTCTTTATAAACATCTTTAAAGAATTTACCTTTTTCTTTTTCTTGTCCACTTATATTAAATGTAATAAGTATACATAGGGCTAATAAAATTTGTCTCATGTTTGTTTTATTTTTTAGTTTTTCTACCTTTACGCGCTTTACCTTTTAAAGCATCGTCTATATCTCCAAGTTGATTGCCAACTTCTTTTACAGCATCAGCAACATCTTTAAGTTCTTGAGCTGTAAGTTTATATCTTTTTTTAATTTCTTTTATTGTTGCGATAGCTTTTTCATCTACAGAAGTTTTACTCCATACATAATTCCACATATCTTTCCAATATTGTTTTGTTAATTTCCACATAATTTTATTTCTTTTTAATTTTTACATAATATACTACAGTTCCTGCTGGGGACTCTAGTTCTACGATATCGTTAGAGTCAAAATCTTTTAAGTTCCTATACATAACCTTTTTATAACCCTGTGCTTTTAATTTTCTAATATCGTTTTTATAATCTACTTTGGCTTTTTCTTTTGCTTTTTCTTCTTGTTTAATAGTACTTTGTAATCCCCAATAAGGTAATCCTACGCTCCATGTATCCCATCCTAATACTAGAGCCACTCTTTGCCATGCTCTCGTTTCTTCATCCATCGCTGCTCTTAAGTTCATTGTCTTACGTAATACTCTATCTACGGGCAAATTAGTAGCTGCTGAAACCAATTGTGCTAAAGCTAAATAAGTAGGATTGTCTAAACTCCACCCACGTTTTTGAATTTCTTCCATATTCCAATTAAATGTTTTAGCTGTTGTTCTTAGTTTACGTATTTTTGAATCTAAAACTGGCGAAAACCCAAATACCTCCCATACAGCTTCTTCATAATCTGGTGATTTCTTTTCATTTTCGCTGGCAACAACCATTGCTATATTTTTAACTGTAGATATTACGGCCCCGCCAAATCCAAGTCCAAATAATAAAGAGTCCGCCATCCCATTAAGAATTTTAGCTGCTCTAGTTTTCTCTTCTTCATCAGTTTCATCATCAAATAATAATGCAAATAATGTTTGTTGTAAACTATGAAATACAATATTTTGTACAGTACTATAATATACAATTTGAGAAATATTACTTAAATCGCTTTCTCTTTGAGTCATACCAGGGTTTTTTCTCCTATTATATAAATCTCTAATAGATTTTTTCATTCTTCTATTATACTGCATTGTAACATTTTGGAATGATAATATAACCCTACCAGCTAGACTTGCTTGTTGCTGAGATATTTTACTTGGATTACTTGATTGCTGAGTTTCTTCTGATATAGCATAAAAATCATCAAATGCTTTTGCCTCTGCTTCTGCTTCTGTATATTTTTTACCGGTTTCTTGATTAATTCTTTTTAGATAAGTAGCTTTTCTATTAATAAAGAATGTAGCACCACCAGTGGCAATTGCTAAACTATCCATTATTCGAGTTATAATAAATCCTTTATCTAATAAATAGTTAACCATTCCTTTAAATCCACCTTTTCTACCAGCATCTACAAGTTCAGCTTCATTAACATTGATTTTTAATCCATCACGCCTGTTAACTAGATAATCAGAATTTAGTAATTTTATTACAGTAGGGAAATAATCTTTACTAGCAAAAGCTTTAGCTGCTGCATATATATTATTATCACCCCAATTAATAAAGTTAATATTAGAAATTAATTGAAGCAATCCTGATCTCATATTAACAAACATAATAGCCCCAACAGATCCATTTAGCCAATCTAACATTTCATTTACTATTCTTGCACCACCGCCTTGATATACTGGTCTATTACTACCAGATTTCATTCTACGTAAACTATCTTTTAATGCATCAACCCATTTCTTACCATATAGTGCTTCAAGCTTATTCATATTCTTATCTGAGAATATAATCTTAGTATTCTCATCAAATTCGGTCATTGCTTTTCTTCTAAAATTAGTGTCTATATCATTCATTAAATCTGTATCAATAGTGCCTGCTATCCAATTATCTCCTGGAGCTGGATATTGTTTGCTTTTTGCTATTAACATAACATTATCAGCAAAACCCATTAGCTCTACATCATTTTCTACAGCCTTAACTAAAGCATTTTGATCACGCTTAGACAAACCGGGAATTTCCATACCTTGTTTAGTCCACATATATACTCTCATTGCTTGAGATTTGGTATAAGGGCCAACACCAATTTCATTCATTAAAGGATTATTTAATCCCTTAGATTTTAAAGAAGGATAAGCTTTTTTAAGTGCAGCAAAATCATTTGCAACTGCTACTTTAGCAGATAAAATTTCTTGCTCAGCCTTATTAAAAGGATCAATTAGGTTGTCTCTAATCCATTTAGCATGCCTATTCCCTTGTTCGCCATACCCCATTAAGTCATACATTAGCCCTAAGAAATCTTCAGCAGAAGGAGTTATAGTTAATTGATCGCCCAACCATTTAAAAAATCCTTTGTCTTTTTTCTTTCCTTCTAATCGAGCTCGAGTTTCAGAATATTCTGCTTGTGCTTTTAAACCAGTTGTTTCTTCTAGCATTTCATTAAACTCTTTATCAAGATTTATTTCTTTATCTGCTATAGCTTGTTGTACTTTAGATTTAACATCTACTTGATCTAAAATTTGCTTCACCGCTTTTACATTAGATAACTGGTCGTCAGCAAAATAAAAGTCATTGTATCCTTCTTTGGTTTTTTGTAATATCCAATCAGCTTTAGCTTGAGAGCTGCCATTTTCTAGTCCAATTATATTTTCTATTGGTATATTTAAACCTATACTATCTAAAAATAATTTTATATTTTGTGCCGATGCCTGTGGCCTAGCTGTAAGAATATAGATATCACCACTTCCAAATTTATCTTGTCTACGTAAAGCTAAATCTGCTAATGGGCCTTTTTTAGCGCCCTTGACATCTTTAAATTGTGAAAAATCGAATTCTGCTCCTTGTGCAGCTAATATATCTGCTTGCTCTGCAAACTGCGCTGGAGTTAATCTTCTTAATGTACCATCAGGCATTTTAACTAAAACTTGTTCTTTTGTTTTAGCTAATGTATCATCTAAATCAAATACACTAATGCCTTTTTTCTTTTTATTTACTTTCTGCGCATTTACTTGAGTATCTAAAGAGTTTTCTAAAGTTTCTTTTGTTTGTGTAGTTGTTTGGTCTTTATTTGTAATAGTGGGGGCTAATTTATTAATTTTCTTTTTAGCTTTCTTTTCAGATTCTATTACAGCATCAGGGGATCTTTCAATCATAACAAGGTTTTTCTGATTAACTGCCCCGTCATATCTTGATAAATTCTCTCCTGTTGTTTTCCTGCCTAATCCACCTTTTTCTTTAGTATCATTTAATTTTTTAGCCTCTTGCTTGCCTATAATATCTACATGACTTTCGTCTAATATTTCTCTTATTTGTTGTTTGGCACTTTCAACATTCTGGTTTGTTTTTAATACATTTCTAATTTTTTCACGGATAGTTGCAATAGGGGGAGTATGCTCATATTCTACTTTTATATCACCGTTTTTATCTGCTTTAACATTGTCTTGTATAGACCTTATAGTTCCAACCATTCGTAAAGCAGAATCGCTAGCTCCACCCATTATATCTAATAACTGAATTGCTACATCTTGTTCGCCAGCTTCAATTAAATCCCCTAATGTTTCAACAATATAATTTTTAGCTTCAATAGAGTTTTTATCACTACTTGCAATATTGTCTTTTATATATTTAAGAGCTCCTTTTATACCACTTTTTTTATATATTTTTGCTATATTAGTTGGGGCATTAGAAGGTCTAAGTGGCCCAGTATTTATTAATTTTTCTCCATTTAATAAAATAGAACTTCTTTTGCCTTGTACAGAAAGCGTAAAGCCATAATCACTTAATTTAACACCAAGCTGTTTTTCCCAATATTTATAAGCAGCTTGGGCATTATCACCTTGCCATAATTGATGAGCTTGTGTATTTTTTTGATAAGAAGTATTTATAAATTGTAAAAAGTTTTTTAGAATTATTTGTTTTGCATCATTTGATATATTCCTTCTTTTTAATAATTTTTTAATTCTATTAATTTCATAATCAGATACATTATTATATTTATCTTTAGCAACTTGGGCAAAAGCTTCATCAACTTTTTGTTGTACTATTTCATAATTATCAATATCTATTTCAGTAAGAGTACCAATTGTATTATCAACTATTTGTTCTTGCTTGATAGTTACTGCTATAAGGTCTTTTATTTGCTGGGCCCCTCGTTCTAGAGCTTGAACAAAAGATAAACCTTCTTGTAATGCGGCTTTAATTCCTCTTAAAAAAAGTACTATAGTTTGCCTCCCTGCTTCTAAAAACCCCATATTCATTCCTAATACATTAGGGTCGGCTTTTAATTTTTCTACAGTTTCTATACTTTTATCAATACCTTCAATTATTACATCTAAAGATCTTTTTTCTTTAATTCTTCCATCATATGTTCTTTCTACTTCGTCAATAAACTCTTCTGCTGTCATTTCTACCCCAGCTTCTTCTAATGAAATAGATAAATCCTTCATGAAATCTTTATCAGTTTTCATTTCTTGAAATTGTTCAATAGTTAATCCTTTTGCTAATAAATCTATAAAACTTCTACGGCCACTTTGATCTTTTGTATAAAAATCTATTAAAGCTTGTTTGTTTAATCCAGAAAGTTTATAAATCCCTGTTCCAGCTGCTGTTCCTTTTTCTCTACCTATTTTTTCTATATTAAACCCTTTAACAGTTTTAAACCTCTTTTTCATCGCAGCTATAGGAATAGTTTCTATATAGCCGTCATTTATAGCCTTTTTTATAAAATCATTCTGCGCTTTTACACTTTTCCCCATCGCCTTTCTTACTGCAGCTTTTGTTGCTTTATTTTGGGCTTTTAATTCTTTTGCAAGTGATGAAGGATCTAGTTTAGTAATTATTTTTTTACCTTTTCCCCCGATTTCTTTTACTTTACCCACAGAACTAGCTATAAATTGTTTTACGCTAGTTTTAATATTTGTTAAAATCTCTGGCCTAACATCAGCGGTTTGTTTTTCTATAGCTGCAATATCAGTAGGGTATTTTTTCTTTTCAAATTCTTTACCTTGAGTTTCTTGGGTTTCCTCAGCTTGAAGTTCCTGAGCCCTTTCATCCGACAAACGAGTTGATTTGCCTTTTTTATCTAATTGCTGTTCTGCCCCATAAAAAGCAGATTTTTTAGGTTTTATATTAGCGGTAATATATGTAGATAATGACCCCTTAGATGGATCCCAACCCTCTAATATTTGATTAAAATGTTTATTTACAAATGATACAGCATCCTCTCTTTTAACAGTGCCTTTCTGGCTATCAAACCCTAAAGCTTTTAATGCAATTTTTTCATATTGATTTAATAAGCTTTCCATATTTGAAGTTCCAATATTGCCGTCTTTATACTCTGTGCCTAAAGTATCAATATTTTCTCCCTTAGAGCCTGTAGGAACAATACCTTGGGCCACAGTGTCTCCTTCTAAACTTTTTGCCAATATATCTGCTTCTTGAATAATTTTCTCAATTTCAGCATCTACTTCTTTTTTCCTATTAATTTCAACAATACTTATTTGTTTATTATTAGTTTGCTTTATTTGATTTTCTAAATTTTTTTGTTCCATCAATAATTCAACTAATCTTTTCCTATCTCTAGCATTTACATGAATTGGAACTGTTAAACCAGCATTTCGTACATTTGAAACTCTTTCTAATTCTTCTCTTTTTTGCTCTTTATTTAAATAAGGATCATTTTCAATTTCTTTTTTTAATTCTTTAAATAATGCTTCTACTGTTTTACTTGTTTTACTTTCAGGGTTTATTTTTAATTTAGAAACAATAGCTTTAGCTCTATTTGTATAAGACCCCATCATTATCCCAGCCATTTGGCTTTGCCCAAATAAAGCACCACCAGCAGTACCTACTCCCATTAATCTTCCTAATACCCATCCACCTTCTGCGCTTTCTAATATTTGATCAAAATCTATATTAGATGTAAAAGGATTTTCTTGACCTACAGCAGCATTTGTAAAACCTTGTTCTAACCAGTCCTGAAAGCCTTCAGTTCCCCATTCTTTCCATTGTCCTAATTTATAAACAGAAAACCCAGTTACAGCATTTATTAAATATTTTTGGAATCCATTACGCATTAATGTTTTCATCGTAGGATTATCAAATACAAATCCTCCCATTTTACCACCAACTTTCGAAAATATTAAATCAGAGAAAAATTCACTACCCATTACTGATGCCCCAGCCCCTATAGCGGCTAATTGATCACCATATTTAGGATCTTGTAAAGCTTCAAAAAATTCTTGTGGGGTTATTTCTCTCCCGGCATATTTAGGATCATTTTGCATCTGTCTTCTTACGCCCTCCATATAAACACTACTATATGTCATAGCCCCTTGTATAGTAGCCCCTGCTGCCATTAATATTCCCCCAGACCACATAAGGCCGCTTGCCACAGGAGTAGCAATTCCTCCTGTTGCTACACTCATAGCTGTTCCTCCCGCCATTAACGCACTACCTAATAACGATGGTACCATGTGAGTAGCTTGATTAAGACCCATTCCTAAATGCTGCATAAACCCTTCAACACTTAAAAAATCCTCTGTAACTTCAAGTTTATTAAGTTTTGCTAATTCCCCATAAGCATCAATCATTTGGTCATAATCATTTAAGTTCGCCTCCATAGTTTCATTTAAATCTGACTCTCTTTGATCTAAAAACTCACCAACAGTTAAATCATCATCTCTAGTGCCTCTATAAGCAACTAAATATCTATTTAATTGTCCATTATTATCAAGTTTTCTAGCTTCACCTACTTTCATATTTAAATCTAATCCAGCACCGCCTTCTAAAAAAGGGCCTCCTTTAATTTGTTGTTTAAGATTTTCTACAACTCTATTTCTATTTTTTAATCTAGGAGCACGTAGACTTATTTCCATCTCATTCCAAAACTTCCCTTCATACCATACAGATTCTTTAAATTGAATAAAATTTTCATCTATATTGGCCTTCCCTCTTTCAAATTGTGGAATAGTTCTAAAAATATTTTCACCTCTTGCCCCACCTCTTATATTAGTAAATATACGTTTTGCAGCATCTATAATATTCATATCTTCCATGGAACTATAAATTTCCATTCTTTGGTCAATACTTTTTAACCTAGGATCATGCATTCTTGCATGACCTTTAAATACATCGGGCATTAACTTTTCAGCTATTACTCCATATTCTTTATATATTCTCGCTGCTTCGGGATTATCTATTAAAGCTTTTTGAAACTTTTTATTATATAAATCTTGTACTGCTACTTGGTATTTTTCTACCATTAAGTTTAAATCTTCCTCAGAAGTTCTATTAGCAACCATTTCATTTATTTGATCGACTTTATTGTTAAATTCTCGAACTAATGGATGATTACCAAATTCAGGATTACTTCTATACCACTTATCTTCACAATAAATACCCCATTTTTGACATTGCCCCTGCATCCAATCTACTCTTTTTTGCCATTCTTTATTTATATTTTCAATAAATTTAGGGTCTTCTATTTGCATTTTAAGCTCTGTAGCTTCTTGAGACAATAAATCATATTCTTCTTTATCTATACCATAATCGATATATTCTAATTCTAAATTATTTACTTCTGCAAGAAATTCCTCATTATTTTCAATTTCATTCCCAATATTTTTAGTTAGTTTAATAGTTCGGGGGTCTGCTTGATAAGCTTTATTAATAGCTTTTAAATATTCTTCTGTTATATAAGACTCTTTAGTTTTGGGATTGATTCCCTCTTTAATATCTTCAAATTTAGGCATAAATTGCATTACATGGGCTTTTGCCTCAGGGGTTGCTTCTACTATTTCAAATAACTTTTCAGCTGTAAGATCTATTTTGCCTGCTTGATAATCTATAAGAAGTTGTTTATTATCAATAATTTCTTCTTGGGTAATATATTCTTCAGAATTTTCTTTAATAAAATTTTGAATTTCTTTATCATTATTTGCAATAGGACTTACAGTTAATGATTCTCCATTAGGTGCAGTAATTTTTATATCAGCATTAAGATTTCTATGTTTAATTTCAAATTCAAAATTAAGACCATTAAATTTATTATTTAAAATTTCTAATGCTTGTTCAGCCTCTGGCAACCCTTTTGCTCTAATTCCTCGAGCTTGATTTCTTTGAGTTAAATTATTTGATAATCCTAATTCAGTTTCATAATCTATTTCAGCATCTATAACAATTCCACTTGGTTGTTTAGGTATAAATGCTATAGGAGAGGAAACATTATCAATATTCTGCTGTGTAGCCTCAACATTAGGAGATCCATCTTTATTTAATATTGGGTTTTCAGCTATTTCTTGTTTACTATTTAAAGAATTATTTATTTGATTAATCCACGATTTATCTTCATAAATTTCTTTTTCTTGTGTTAAAGATATATTACTCCCGTCTACATTTACTGTATCTGAAACAGGTTCAATTTCTGCTTCAGTTTCCACTGGCGATTTTTCATTTCTTCTTTTATGTTCAGCTACAACTTTCTTTATTTCTTCTTCAGATTTTCCATCTAGTTCCATCTGGCGAATTATATCTGCTAAGCTGTTCAATACTGCTAATGCCATATTTAAATTTATTTAACCAAGATATTTTTTATATAAATCTTCATCGGTAGTTTCTGTTATTTGTGGTATTAATGTGGGTTTGCCATCTTCCCCTTCTGGTACTTGGTTTTGTATAAAAGGTAATAACATGTTTTTTATAAAATACGCATGATATTTTTCGCTAAATTCCTTTTTTTGTTTATTATTTAAAGGCAAATTTTGATATGCCCAACTTTTATCTCCAGCATTTTTATCTTTAACTTGCTCATCATCTTGTACCATGCTGGTATCATTTGCTAAATACATATTCCATAGAGCCACCGCGCTTTGTTCATCAGATAAATATCCAGCAACTTCAGCCTGTAATATAGGTGTAAGTTTTTTAACAATTTTGGCTTCATCATATTGATATACATTTCGCATATATTTTTTACCATCTATTTCAATTTCAATTTGATCATATATAGGATTTCCTTCGACGTCTAATATTCCATAATCTGCTATAGATATTTTAGCATCAGGATTTAACTTTTTAGTTTCAGAATTTATATAAGCTGGATTAATTAAAGCAGCGGAGGTTAATACTTCTTCAGCTCCCTCGTTTATATCAGGAGTAATTGAAATTAAAGATTTATCATTATCTATTAATTGTTTTAATCTACTGCTATTAATTTTAAATTCTTCATCAAATAATGGCCCATTCGCGCTTAATTCAAAACTGCCATCATCTAATAAATTCATGTCTATTGCATACCCATCTTTTTCGCTATACCCAGGTCTTCCATTTATAATATTATTTAATACCATATATGTAGAAGGATTATTTATATCATAATTAGGTTGTTTTAATGCTTCTAGTTCTGTAGTAATATTAGTTATAAATTTTATAGCTTCTTCAGGGGCCTTTTCAAATATTTGATTTTTATGTGCTAATTCTTCACAATTATCACAATCGTTGGTATTAATTTTTCTAGCATTTTCAGCATATTCAGCAGCAGTATTAGCAAAAGCTTTTCCTAATACATCAAATGTCTTTCCGGGATTAGATTTTAATAACGCCGTATTATAAGCTATTCCGTCATTACTATCTTCATTTTGAAGTTGTTGAGATTGTATTCTATTTTCTTCTGGTGATAACATAATTTTTATTTTTATTTTCCGCTTTGAATTCCAGCTGATGCTATTGTAGTAAAGGCTCCGGTAAATGCCGCTGTTTGATCAGCTTGTGCTTGGTTAGATGCTGCTTGAGCATTAGACATTAATGCTGCTATCCTTGACATTTGATCTCTATCTCGTTGTTCTTGCGCAGTAAACATAAATTGGGCACCTTGTGCTTCTGCAGCCTGTACTCTTTGACCTTCAGAAATACCTAATTGTTGTAATCTTAATTTTTCAGCTAATGTTCTTTCTTCTAACCTGGCTTCTCCTTCTGCCCTTAATCTTTCATTTTGAGCCTCTTGTTGTTCAATTCCAGCAGCAATCTGTTTTTTAGAAGCCAAAGCTGCTTGAGCTAAAGCAGTTGCCCCACCAGCAGATGATCCAGTTGATCTTAAAGTATCTAATGTATTTGCCAATGCTATATCCGATTGCTCCATTTGGATTTCAGCTGCTTGCGTAGCTACTCCTAAATGAGCCATAGGATTACTCATTAAACTAGACAAATCTTGAGCCATACCGGCTAAACTGGTTACATTTTCCCAAGGATTTATAATAGCTTGTCTATTTCTTTCGAGACTATCTAATTTTGCCTGAAGCTTTCTAGCTTTTGATGCTTGGCGTCTACGTTCTTTTCCAGATCGTACTCCCTGAAAAACCATTCCTGCGACCGCGACTCCTGTTGCTGCCCAACTCATATTATTATTGTTTTAATTGTTTTTGATTTGCTATAAATTTATCAAATTCTTCATAATTAATAGCTATATTTTCTTCTTCTATTTTTTCTAAATCTTTTTTATTATCTTTATTTAAATGGACAGTTGTCCAAATTAATTCAGTTTTAGCATATACTGCTCTTTTTACCCCTGGCGGGGAAATAAAAGAACAAGGACCTTTTAATTCTTTAATTCCTCCATTTTCAGTTGCCACTATTGCTTCTCCTTTTAATAAGAAAGCTGGATGTTCATGTTTATGTATTTTGCCTATAACCACTACACCTGCTGGAACTGTTAATTCTCTAACATACATTCCTTCAGAAAACAAATGTTTTACTGGGAAATCTTCTGGTACCATTATATATTCTTTATCTAAACTTTTAATTTTATCTTCAAGATTTATTATTTGAGATCTAAATTTTTTGTTAGATAAGTTGTGATTCTTTTTCAAATCTACTTTATCCATTTAATTTAATTTATCTTAATCTATAGTCGCTGCTTACAGCGAATAATTCTTTTAATCCTCCAGGATCAGTAGTAGCATCAGTTTGCATAGTTACTGTAGCATAATAAGCTTTTATACCCATAGTTTGATTGCCCCATATTACTTCACCTGCTAAAGGATCAGCAGTAGTATTTTGTATAGACGCCACATATTGATTTTGTTTTCTATCAAAACCAGCTCTATATTGAATATTATCTTCAATATATGCGCCTTCATCATAACTATATATAACTGAAGCCGTGTCATTATTATTTATCCAACTACCATCTATTAAATCTTTACCTGTTTCATCAGAAATTAAAGATGTAACTTTCCATCCATTAGTTCCTTCATAAGCAATAGTTTGAAAAGTTTTTACCATATTAGGTTCTGGATTAAATATAAATTGAATAGAAGAACTATTGTCTACTCCATAAAATTGATTTCTAGGTATAACAGCTCCACTACTAGTAGTTGTTTGATAATGCTGGTATATTTTAGGTCCATAAGCTGTATAATATTGCCCTTGTAAACTAAAAATTTGATTAGGTTTATATGTATAAAACCCTGTCCACCCCTGTGTTCTTTCATCAAAAGTTAAAGTTTTATAAGTGCCTTGTTCTTCTGAGTGTGCCGAAGCAGTCATTGGATTAGTCTGTAAAGATAATACATAATTTTGATTATATACATCATATCCACCAACTAATGCCCCTGTACTAGAAATTAATGATAATTGATCTCTAAAAAAGTCAATCATTCCATAATTAGATATTTCTTCTATATTCCCTCCAGCTAATCGTAATACAGCATTTCTATGCCTGTCTACAAAATATTTTCTATATCCATAAGATGCAAAAGATTCTGGATTTGTTCCAATACCCCAGTTCCCAAGTATAGGGGTTATTTGTCCTATAACAATATTAGCTGAAGTTGTCATTGGCTGACCCTCTGCGGTATAAACTGCATCTTTATCTATTAAAGCTATATTTACTTTTCGTTCTTGTAATATTGTTAAATTAGTATCTTCTGCAAATAGTTTTTGTATTGTCCCACCTATAGGATCTACACTTCTTGTAATTTCTTCACTAACACTAAATTGATTAGTATTATTAATCCCTGTTCTAGAATTATATATTCCTGAATAAATTAAAGAATTTCCTCTTCTATTACTAGTATCATTCTCTTCAACAATATAAGCTTTAACCCCATAGTCTGTACTAGTATTATTATATCCACCCCTAATTCTTGCTTCTTCTAAATACCAATCTTCAGCAAAATTTTTCGCGGGTTGCCCAACGGGTGGGCCTGTTTGATAAGCTAATGCTCCAGCGCCAATATTAGCGTCTGTGGTAGGAGAATCTAAAGCGCCAACAGCCCAATAAGCTGTACTAGGTGCACTAAAAGAAGGAAAATCTGCTTTTTTCTTCATCCAAAATGAGTTAAAATATCCTATCTCTAGTGTTATAGCCATAGTATTAATATTATTACTTGTTTTTACTTATTATTACAGTGTTCCTATACAGTTAGCCCCATAGTTTCCTGCCTTAGGATAATTCTTATCTCCATATTCTACATAGAACTTATTAGTACCGCAAGCAGCTCCACATGCTCCACCTCCCATTTCTTTAGTAAATACTCTATATTCACCAGCTTGACTGAACCAATATTCATCTGAATCTGGTGCTCCATTGGTAGCTGTTAATTGTATATTATAACTAACTTCTCCACCACCTAATTGAGCTGGGGAATTTTCATCGCAAGTCGCTGTAGTCCAAGAAGACTCCGCATCTTCCCTATATTGAATGCTATAATAAATTGTTGCATCACTAGTGGTACATGTACTTGTTAAAGTTGGTATAACTTTCATTGTTCCTGCAGTCAAAGCACCTGTAGTATATGGTCCTATTTCGCAAGCAGCCTTAGCTCTAACATTATATAAAGCATCTGGTGGCCAATTGTATCCAGCGATTCCATATGTTCCACCTGTATCTAAATCTGTACTATTTGTTTCAGCAAATAACCACTCACTATTCTGATTACATGTTGCCCAAGTTGTTGTATCCCAAGCACAGCAAATAGCCCTTGGCGTATGTTGTAAACCTACAGTAAAAGTAGCCACTTCTTCATCTGTTAAGCCCTCTCCATTTATATCTGTAAGACGAATACCTACATTATAAGTGGTATTTTCAACCATTGTACCAGTTACAGTTAAAGCTCCAGCAGAACTCATACTAAATATAGCACTATTAGCAGTATAATCTGCATGATTAGGGTCTAAATCCCAAAATAATTCTAATGTTTTTTCAGTTGTATTGTTAGTATTAGTTCCATTTACTCCTGTAAAAGTATGAATAGTTGTTGTAGCTAAAGTTGGAGCCGTTATACTAAAACTATCAATTTCTGGGGCTATATTTGTTAATGTAAGCGTATAAGGCCCTATGTCATCTGTATAAGTTTCCGTTAAAGGCGTATAAGTGGTTCTAAATGTTAAAGTAAATATATCAGTAGAATTCCCTGGAGATTTTGAATTAGCATTATACCAAAAATATTTACCTGCACTTGTACTTAATTGGAATTCACCATCCGCAGGGCCAGATGATTCTGTTAAAGTAAACAAATTTTCTGCGGTTCTATCAGCTCCTGTTTGATCTACTACTTGTTGAATTACAGCAGATATTTTACTTCCATCAATAATTGAACTTCCGCCTCCATCTATGAAATTAAAAGGTGTTCCAATATCAGTAGAGGGGGCATCGCTTTCGGGAAATGTGGAAGAATTCTTTTCCATCCCTATCACACCGCCATATTGTGCATCTACCATAGCATTTAATAAATCTATTCTACCTGATAATGAAGTTTCATAAAATAATTCTAAAAGAGAATATACTGGTTTAGTTTCTACAACACTTAAATAAGGTTGACAACTATTTATTGTATCTGCTGCTCCAGCCGATGCGCTTGTGATGTTTGCGCCTACAATACCTGCATTAGTAGGAATATCCGTAGGAGATAAATTAGCTGGACCATTTTGTGATGTACTAAACTTTATCATCATAGGATTTTCATCTGTATTATATAAAGGGGCAACAACGGGTGATACTCCCCATGGCACGCTTCCTAAAGCTGTTGGTGTATTTACCCATCCTGTAGTAGCGGCCCCTACTTGAGTTATAACCATTTTATCATAAGGCCCTTGCGGCGTTCCAGTATTTATAAAAGGAATAGATACTAACTCCATATCTTTCACCGTAGCAATTGAAAGTACGTTTTGGGATATTGTTCCAGGATAATATTGGGCATTCCATGGCACATCTTTTTGTGGTATACCATAAGGACGATTAGAATTTCTATTATTTATATTAGGAGTATTTACTCTAATATATAATAATTCACTACTATTAAATTCAGTATCTGTAGGTCCTACTTCTTTTAAATCTCTAGGGATTTTATTAATATTATCACTTAATAAAGTAGAAAAACTAACTTTATTTAAATCTGCTCCTCCTCCTACTACAGGATACCCATTAGTAAATCCTGGCAAATATACATTATAATATTCTTGTTCTTGTTGTTTTACTACAATTTTATAAGAATACCATCCTAAAGGATTTTCTTCACCTATATTAATTTTAAATTCACCATCTTCGGCACCGCCCTCAACAGTTAATTGATCAGATTGGCTGTATCCACTACCGGGATTTACAATTGTTAAAGCAGTTACCGCACCACCACTAACTGATGATACTAAAACTGTACATCCACTGCCATTCCCGCCATTCGTAGGATAAAAAGTATTTGCAACATACCCACTGCCTCCATCCACTATGCTTTCAATACTAGCAGCATGTCCTACTTCAGAATATAAACCAGGCCAACCAGTAGTAGGGTCAGGGTCTTTAGGCCCAATAGCTCTGTCTAGTCTTACTGTTAGAGCATCCCCTAACCAATTTATAACAGGATTAGCTGTTTGATCTCCGTAAGTATTATAGGCATTATATATAGTAGAGCCTTTTAGTGTATCAGAACTATCATAAGATGAAAGAACAACATCAGATTGTCTTCCGTACTTATCTGCTAATACCCATCCTACTTGATAAGTTCTATTTTGTTTTGCAGTATGATTAGGATATTCAATAAAATTATTCCAACTTAAGGACTTGTCATTAACACCAGCCTGATAATCTATAGAAGAAGGGCTAGTGTGTTTATCTACATAGTTTCCATATACAATTCTATTGCTTATTAATTCTTGGGCTAAAGCTTTAATTGGAACTTTATCATATACTCTTACAGTTTGTGATTCGGGTAATGTTTTATAAGGCTTTGCTGAATCATAAGTATAATCATAATAATATTGAGTATTTAAAGTATGAATTATATCATTATATCCTATACTATTAAAATTTGTAGATTGATCTAGCTCGCTTACTTTAATTTTTTCTAAAACTGTTACAGCTAAAGAATTAGATTCACGATATAATAAATCTATTTCAGTTATTTTTAAATTAGATGTTAAAGCTGCCGGAGTACTATAAGGCATAGGGGTTCTAAGCTTTACAGTAGTAATTTTATTTTCAAACCAAGCTACAATAGTAGATTTATAAGCCTCATCCATATCAGGACCAGGATCAGCGTCTGATTGTTGTCCTTTTCCAAACTCCCCATCTTGTTTAGGAATAAAGATAGGTTGACTAAATGGAGCCATTAAAGAATATTCATTATCTTCAAATTTAAATCTATAACTAAACCTTACAAATTTATTTTCTAAAAATTTTTTATTAGCAAAAGTGCTATTATAAAATTGATTATTACCTATTATAATATTATCACTAGTTGTTAAAGTAGTAGCTTTTGATAATTTTATATATAATTTTAAAACACCAGCCCCGTCATGTTGACAAACCATTTGTGTTATTGTAGTATCAGCAGGCACTCTAGCGGCATCAGTGCTACAGGTTACAATATCCCCAATTCTTGGTAATCCCCCAGTTGATTGAGTAGCAGCTAAACCTCCAGATCCTTGGTTTAATCTAAATTCAGTAGTATTAGCTACTTGAGGATTTACAGCAGGACTTATATCATTTATTCTTCCAACACTCCAATTTGAAACATAAATTTCCGCTTCATCTCGCATGGTAGGTCGAGAAAAATCAATATAAAAATCATCATCCCATTGAACCTTTGTGTCTAATTTTAATTTTGTTCCATCTAATATACCTATTACTTTTATTAAAGTAGTAATAACAGGTGTAAATCCTGGTGCTTTATTATAATCAGTTATAATATCCCCAATTTTTACATTAGTAGTGCTCCCGGTTATTTCAATATCATAAGAAGCACTTGCCATATTACCATCAATTGTTGTAGTATATCTATCTAATATTTCTATTGGTTGATGAGGATAATATTTAGCAACAGAAATTTGCTCTTCAGTTGTATAATGAGTAGAACTAAGGCTAGCTAAGGTAACATTTATTTTCCTTGGTTGATTTAAATTATCTGTCCAAAATAATAATTCTTCTACTAAATTAACTCCAGTTATTCTAAAAGATTTATTAAAATTAAGAAAATAACCTATAACTAAAGTGGATAAAGTATTAGCATTAATATCATATTTATATATGCCACAATTAGCAGTACTAGGGGCTCGTGTATTGCCACTAGCATTATCCCAGTCTGTAGCAAATAAATATATTATATTATTTGTTTCATCTGTAGCATATCCAATAATAGATTTTGAATTACCTGTGTCTATAATTGAAGTATTCCCTAATACATTTTCAAACTCACCAACTGTAGAACCTTCAGATCTACTAACTAATAAGTTAATAGCTTCTCTATATTCACCAGCAGGTACAATACGAGAGTCAAGGTCTTGGTTCATTTTACCTTTTAAAAAGGTATTTTTAGTTTGTGCCATGTATTAATGTTTTATCCATTTAGATTTGTTACGCATCACTTGGACGATTTCATCTAATTTAATATTAGATAATCTTATTTTAGCATTTCTTAATGCTGCATATCTTTGTCTTTTATATTGAGGAGCAAATTGAGCTGTAGATCTTCGGATAGATAATATGCTATATAAAAGATGCTGATACATAGCTTCTTCAGCAAGTTTAGGTACTTTAGTATCTAAATCATATGCTAATCCATCAGAAACATATTCTAATATAATAAGTTTACCTTTTAAATCACTAGAAAAATTAAATGTTCCTCTTTTTTCATCTATATTAAACCATCCATTCATTTGCATATTAACAGGATCTCCTCCATATCTTTGCCCATAAAATCCTCCATATCCTGAAACTTCTCCCCACCAATCATACATCCATACATCAGGATTTTGATTACTAGGCGGCCATACACCAGTTATATTCTCTGTGTTAAAGCTTTCCCATCGCTGATTTGTTATTGAAGTTCCTTCTACATTATCTCCAAAATTATCTTGCACTATATTACCTTTTTGATCTTGAACAGGCGCTTCCCATGGGCTACTAGTTAGCTGAGTTGGGAAAATAGTATGTTTAACACCAGAGCCATCGACCCAAGATAATTTAACATAATTAACATAATCTTGTGGTATTATTACTGAAAGATTATCAGGAACAGATAATTCTTGGGATTTTATACTTTTTAATGTATCATAACTAAATTCTTGCAAACCTCTTTTGGCATGAAATATTACATCTGTTCTTTTAACTCTAGATATTAATTTATCTTCACCCACATAGCCTACTAAAAAGTTATTTACAATATCAGCTATTTTTATATATTCATAGCCTCCATAATTATTTTCAACTGCACTTTCTTTTAATTGACATTTTACATAAGTTCCTACTGGTTGTTGATTACCTAAAGTAATTATATTATTACTTAAAGAAAATGTAGTAGTATATAAAGTCCATTGATCTATACCAGTTGGGCTAGTATATATATTAAAATTATTTAAAGCATAATCAACATCTGTTGGATTCCAACTGTCTACACTACCCATTACTAAATCAGTATTAAATGTAAAAGTATAAATTTGAGTAGCTACTTCTGTATATATAATCTGCGCGCCCGCGTAATACTGTAAATTAGTTTCGGTGATTATTCCACCATCTGGTCTAGGCATATCTTATTGTTTTGAGTTTTGTTCTTCTGCTTGTATTTGTGCTGCTGCCACTTGTATAACACTAGGGTCTTCTATTATTAATCCCGCGTATACTAATATTCTTAATATAACTTCTACTTGTTCTGATGTATGTAAATCAAAATCAACTGAAGCGCTAGGGCTATATAAAAATTGCCCTTTTGCCCCAGTAGAATACCCCCATACAATATTACTTGGTCTTTTTAAATAAGAAGCTGTAATTAAACTATCATTAACGCTTGTTGCAGTTATAGTAGTGGGGTAAATAGTTAATTGTTTATTTTCATATAAACAGTAGGGTTGTATAGTAGAAGCTTTAGTCAGTGGAGATTTTTCAAGTAAATATACTTCATTTCTTTCTACCACCTGTACTTCTGTAATATCATTATAAATAACTGTTCCTAGCCTATAAAAATCTTCTGGATATAATTCTACTAATATTACATCAGCAGCTGTTGGAGCAGCAGCAAAAGCAACTGTAGTTGTACCAGCGTCCCATGTATATTGAGCAGGAGATGTTTGTAAAGCACCTTGTAAATAAACTTTAACTACTGCGTTTTGAGAATCCGCAGCTGTCCAGTTAGTTACTGTAAATACTTGATTTCCTCCTGATGGGTTAGCTTGTGTAAAGGATTGTGTTATAGTTGGCGTAGTAGCCGTAGTAGGAAGAGTATAAATATTAGAACCACTGGCAGTCGGAGTAGCAGTTCCAAATCTTTTAAATATATCTAATTTTTCTTCTAAGTTTGTTACTCTATTAGCATATTCAGTATCATTTTGTGGCATACGATATAGCTGATACAAATCATTAGCATAGTTTTCGAATATATTTCGTTGCACCTGTGTACCAACTTTATTAAATTCGTCAGGTGTCATATATCCTCTTTGTTGTTGGTTAAGGATTAATAAAACAGTTTTGTATACAGTATCTACATTTATTGCCATTATAGTATATTTTTATAATAAAGGCGGCGTGTTGCCGCCCTTATTAAATTATATGTTAAGATAGTCTTTTAGTTATCGTTTTATAGACTTCTACACCTTCATCAGTTTTAAACCATGCAGCTAATGCTGAATATGGATTTTCATCAAAAGGAACTGTCATTAACCTACGATCATTACTCCCCCAATGGACAGTCCTCTGATCGCCAGAAAGTTTTAATATTCCAGCCTCAACAGCTCTAATACCAAAATTTCTTAATTGAACATTATCATCTTTAGCTAAAGCAATAAATTGTTTAGGATTAGATTTTGCAAATAATAACAAGTCTCTTCTAATTTCTTTGGAAGTCATTGTAGTAACTTTAGTTCCACTTTGAACTCTCATTATTGCCTCTGCTTGATCAATTTCCATTTCTTTAGCCGCATTTAATGCTAAAATTTCAATTTCTAAATCTACTAATTCATCTTTAGCATCTTCAATAGGCTTCATTTCTTTATATCTCTTATCTCTATCGGGATGATAAAGTGATAATAATTTTTGCAAAGCTTGATGTTCTCTTGGAACATGAAGAAAACCGTCTTTAAACACAATATGCCTTATTGTAACTTCTCCTTTTTGTTCATCAACAAATGGCGAAGCCTGATTTGTAGCATATCTTAATGCTCTTTGAGAGCCTAATGTTTCATCAAAATAAGTTAAAGGATACTTTTCAGTATGTCTAGATTTTAATGTAAAAGTTAAAGGTTCTTTATTACCTTTTAATTGATAATTTCTATCTTTTATTTCCCAACCTTCTTCTATAGAAGGTTTAGTTTTTTCTTTTGTTTTTGCCATAATATAATATAATTAAATAGTTAAAGGTATTGGGCGCCGAAGCGCCCTTACCTTATAAAAAAATTAAGCTACAAATAATACGAAATTATTTCTTGCTTGAGTACATAGACATCTTTCTGATAAGAAGTTAACCTCCATAGCATCTAGAGTAGAAGTAACAGCACCGCCAACAGAACCTGTTAACCATGATTTCATTCTTCTATCATCTGCTTGAGAAGCTCTATATCTTACATGTAAGAAAGGTCTCCTAATGTTTGTTCCAAGTAACTGATCGTATACTGTAGAAGTACCAGCTGGTACTAATACACCATCAATGTTGTCACCGTTAACAAAATTAGTTGAACCGCCTCTTGTAGAAGCGTCATTTAGATATTTCCAAGAAGTTTTATAGAAGTCATATGAACCTCTTCTAAAACCAGAGAAACCTAAGTTAAGCGCCATGTCTTCAGAGTTTTCAAATACACCATAAGATGTACCACCAGCTCCGTAAGAGTTTTGTTGCGCTAACATGTTATCAAATAATAACTCAGTTTTTCTATCTAAGAAAAGCATATTTTCTTCAATAGCTCCTTGAGTATCTAAATTCTCTAGAACTTGATCAAAGTCTTGTAAACTTCCAGCATAGCCAGAAAGTACATTACCACCATTATTAATAGCAGCAAATAAACCTTCAGTACCTAGAGTAGTTGTTGCAGCCGAGAACGAATTAACGTTAGCAAGGTTATCTGCAAAACTTTGAGCACCACCACCTGCAGCTGCAGTTGCTAGTTCACCTTCAACCATTGCCATTTCAAGATAATCTTCAAATCTCATTCTAGTTTCACCTTCAGCTTTTAAATACCAAAGATACCCACTAGTTCCATCTTCTCCCGCTACTTCAACCCAACCGATTTGCGCAGTATCAGATCCACTAACAGCGTATCTGTTTCTGATTATGATTGGTTTGTTTTGGAAAGTTGATAATTGAGGTTGAATAGATTCTCCTGTAGTAGCATTGTCTAATGAAGATCCTTTTGCATATTCAGAACCGTATACAAATACTTTTAATCCAGTTACTACTGCACCAGGTACAGCTGCTCCAGAAATAAAGCTTTGATTATAAGCATATGCAGTAAAAGTTGCATAAGCAGCAAGAGCACCAACTGGAGCACCTCCAGAGTTTCCTACTATTGCTTTAACGGTAAATGAAGGGTCATTAGGATTCATAACCACAACAGTTGCATTTGGCATAATAGCATTTTGAATTGCTCCACCTGCTACAATTGCCGCACCTGCATTATCATTGATAGTCATTGTAAAACCATCAACAGCTAGACTTACATTATCATAAGCGATATGTAATCTATTTTGTTCAGACCAAACTACTTGGTCAGACATCATTGGCATTTCAGCGCCAACCATTCTTAAGAAGCCACTTAACGTTCTGTTTCCATAACGCTCTACCTCTGCTTCATAAATTTCTGGTAGATATTGTTGTGAGAAATCTCTAGTTCCATCAGTAAAACTCATATAGTTAGAAACTAATAGTTGCTGATCAGAACTTGGAGATAATCCCCCAAACTGAGGACTTAATACACCCATAATTGTTAATTTTAATTGTTAAATTTACTTCGTTTAATTTTCAATTTTGAACTATCTACACCGTCTATAGCTCGAACTTTAAATCCTCCAACGTATATATCTTCCGTGCCTGATTGGCGCGCTTGATCAATTGTAGGGTTCTTAGAACTTTCTACAACGTTTTTTATTCCATCAGATTTTCCTTGTTCGTAAAAATGATTTACTATTTTATCTATATTCTGTGCAGCATATATAGCTTTATGATAACCTTTCGTATCTTTAACATTCCCTTCTTTGTCTAAGAACTTCTCGACGAAGTTGTTTAGATTAGATTGATTTTCTGCAACCGCACTGGGATTCTTAACACCGTATCTAAATTTCTTTTCACCAACTTCGAAATCAAAACCTTTGAATTCATCAGTGAACATTTTTTTAGTATTATTAAGAAATTTTTCATGCTTTTGCGTAGCTATTTCTTGTTCTTTACTGTAGCGATTAAAGAAGTCCATAGCTTTTTGTTGGTCTTGATTTACGCCCGGCCTCAACTTGATCTCGTCGTAATATTTATTTTTCATTTCCTCCAAAAAGTACTTCGCTTCTGCTACAGCTTCTTTTTTAGCGAGTTTTTTTCGTTTGACGTCTCGCTCTTCGTCAACTTCATTATCATAATCAAAGCTTTCTTCTAATATAAAGTCAACTTCTTCTTTATTCAAATGAGGTTTTGTTTTAGTATAATACTCTCTTAATAAAGCATCATCATTTACGCTAGAATAATCAGCGTTAAGTCTTACATAGTCTTCAACTGTTCCACCAGTATCTTTCATAAAATCTACCAGTTTTTCAACATTCTCTGGTAAATCCACAGTTTTAGGTGATACTTCATCTATTACTGTATTTTCTGGTTCTTTTACTTCTACCTCTTCTTCTTCAACTTCGACAATAGGCGATTCGGGTTCTGATACTTGCACATCTTCCTTTGTATCGCTGACCCGTACTTCTCCGTCCACTCCCTCGCTATCTCCGGCTCGTTCGCCCACAGGTATTTCCTTTGTTTCTCCGATAGGAATGGCATTGTCTTCTTCTTTTTTAGTTAAATCTACTTTTACTGGTTCTTCAATTTTAGCATTAGCTTCTAATGAAGTATCCACTTTAGATAAATCCACTTTAAATGGTTTATCTTTTTCTGTTTTAAATTTTTCAAATTTAGGTTTGGATTTCATTTTCATATCCCCACCTTCTGATTTGACTTCTTTAGTCACCTCAGATTTTGTTTCTGTTTTTGACATAATATAATATTATAAAATTAATTAAATACTCGGCTGTACATCCGAATTTCTTTTTTCAAAATCAATAGGCAATAAATCATGATTTCTTTGATCAATCATTTCACTTTGTTGTGTGCCTTCCATTTTAGTTCTTTTATCTTTACGATCTTCAATAGCTTTTTCTTTATCTCTCATCCCTTGGACTTCCAATTGTTTTAATTGCATATCATATTGAAATTGAGTTGCCATTTCTTGTTCAGTTAATTTAGCTTGAACCTGCATTCTTTGTATTTCCATTTGGGCTTTTGCTTTTTCTAATTCAGCATTTGCTCCAGAAATAGCTTGTTGTTTTTGTACTTCAAACATAGCTTGTTGTTCTTTTGCTTGAGATTCTGCTTGTGCTTGTGCTTGTATATTAGCTTGTTGTGCTTCTTGCTCTTGAATAATACGTTTTTTACGTTTTTGTTTTAATAAATCATTAGCTAATTTAAGATTTTTAATCTCTCTAATATCTATAGCATCTTCTAAATCAATTCCACCTTGTTGTAATGCCATTTGAATATTTTGTTCTAGCATAGCTTTTTCTTCTTCTTCTGGTTCTAATTGTAAATAAATACCAAAATCATGAAGATTTAAATTTTGGATTTCTGCTAGAGTCCCTACATTATAAGTAGATATAGAACTTTTTAATGAATTTAAAGTTAATGGATAATGTAAAGAATCAGCTATTTTTAATGAAATATTTTCACATGTTCTTAATGTTAACCATAGACTAGCTTGTAATATATGTTTAGTAGCTGTATTAGAAGCATTGGCTGCCATTTTTTGTAATCCTACAAGAGCATCTTTATCTGGCATACTTCCATCTCGCGCCTCATTCAACCCGGTCACATCTCTAATTAACTGTAGATAATATTGATAAGTTTGAATTAAACTTTGAATTTTAGCTCCACCACTACTACTTTGTAATTCTTGAATAGGAACTTTACCCCTATTTAATTCTCCTTCTTGAGTTAACGATCTACCAATTATACTACCAGTTTGAAAATACATATTCAATGCTTCTGCTGGATTATAATTAGTACCATTCCCAAGATCAACTTCAGCAATTCCATCCATATCTAAGAACACACCATCTGGAACCATTCTAGCAATTACTTGTTGCAGTTTTAAATGAGTTAATTGAATTATATCAGCAAACCCAGTTATTTTACTTACTATAGAATTAATCTTACCATGATACATTCTAGGAGCAACAATTGCATAACTCATTTCCACCTTAGTAGTATCTGCAAAAGGCCTAGTCATATTCTCAGCAAGTTTCCATTCTACTAATTCATTAATTCCAATTACTTTACACCCTGTATATAATACTTCTATTTTTCTTGATACTTTTTTAAATGTATCTGCTTCAGGTGGATTAAATTGATCTGTTTTAATTAAAGATTTTTCTAGACCTGCTTCAGTTTGTTTTATTTTAAATACTTGACTATTATAAGTTTTATATTCAAAAAACATAACTTGTACTGTATCAGGGTCATAAGTTTGCCATCCATATAAATGAGTTCTATTGCCTTTAGCTTTAGATATTCTTTCTAATTGGTCATGAGTTAAATGTGGAAATTGCTTAGCTATTTCAGGGACAGTTAAACTTTTTACTTCTCCAACATAATATATATCTTCAAAATTAGGATCTTCAGTATAAGAATATATTAATCTTGCTGGATCTACGTAATCTATTTTAATACCATTAGCTTTATTCCAGTTAGTTTTTACAGCCCCAATACCTAAAGTTACTAAATCATAATTAAATCTTTTCTTTATATTATCAAATTTATTTTTAGATAATTGATTATCAATAACTTCTTCTTCTGCAATTTCTATAGCTTGTTTATAACTTAATTGCATATGAAGATCTAATTCTTCTTCGCTTTCAGGAAGATTAGCAGGATTAGAAGTTTGGTATTCATCAATTCCAATACCTTGTAATTTTTCTAAATAAGGTTTAGCTAACATATCTTGATAAATAGCATTAGCATAATCCGTTCTTTTCTTTAAAGATACTGGGTCTTGGGCAAAAGCATTAATTTCAAATACTTTATTAGATAACCCATTAACAACAATATCCACAAATTTAGCTACTACAGGCACAGGTTTCCAATCTAAATTAAGATAAGACATATCCCCATTAATAGCTAATTCATCTTTATATTTTTGGACAGGTTGTTCCCCACGAGCATATAATCTTAAAGTATGAAATCTATTATAAGAAGTAGCAAACCTACTGCCATTCCCGCCTTGTCTCCACCATTCACTTTCAATAGCCTGCGCTACTAATCTTCCATATTCTATAGAAGCTTTTTCAGCATCAGACACTACTTGACTAGGAAAAGCGCTATTTGGATTTGCTAAATTTATATTCATTTACTTAATTATTTTTGAAACTAATCCTTTATTGTTATATTTTTTAATACCAAGATCAATTGGTTCTCTTTTTCTTCTGCTTACTGGCGCATATCTATTTTTATTACATGCCATTATTGCAAGTCCAGAACTAATAGAAGCATCATGACTAGTTCTGTTATTTATATCAAAAGCCGCCCAATCTTCTAATGTTCTTTGAAAATACATATTTCCATAATCATCACCATTAAATCCTATAGAGCTTTCTATATAAGATTCAATAGCAGCAGCATGAGCTTGTTTAATATCTTCACTGGAGTTGGGTATTCCTCCAATTTCCCTTTCTGTAACAGATAATTTAATATAAATTTTATCTGGTCTATTCATTGCAAACCCTCTATATCCTCTACGTTTAAAATGATATAGTAATCGGGGTTTATTATTTTCACATAATATTGGCATCCCATAAAATACACAAGCCATTAATACATCTTCAAAAAAAACTTCTGCAGTTTGTGGTCGTGCTATATATTCTAAGAAAAAATGGTCAGATGGTGCTTCCTCCATACTAAACTTAGTTAAACCATGTAAAGATCCATTAGAGCCTCTTTTATCAACTGTCCCTGATATATCATAAGGGTCACAACCAAATGCACCCATATGTTCATTACCAGGGTATTTAATACCATTTTTTTCTATATATCTATTTTGTAAATTTTTATTAGGCACCCAAGTTATAAAAAATCTACCTTGATTATTAGGAGCAAATATAACTCTTGTATCTTTAATACCATTTTCCCATAAAAAATTTCCCTGTGTTACAGCCGCTTTATTATTAGAGTCTTCATTAAAATCTATTTGTTGGTATATCTTTGTTAGATTAAATAAAGAGGATTTAGATTCATCCCTAAACGCATGCTTAGTAGTTCTTGGAAATTGTCTATAAAATTCGTTTAAAGCATCTTGATCATTTTTTAATCCATCAACTTCGTTTTCCCAATATTCGATGACCCCCAAATCAATAAATTCTCCTTGTGGCCCTTTAACTTCGGTAGTTGGGGTATTGAAGACAGGTATCCCATTAGCATCAATGTATCCCTCGTAGTTCCATTCCATAGGTATGAACAAAGAATATAGTCCTGAGCTAGTCTGTCCATTGCGGTTTCTTTTTGTAACATCTGAGTTATCATATAATTTTTTAAAGTTTCTACCTCCTTTATCTAAAGCATTTGAAGTACTACCCATCATACATTTACCAATAATCCTACTTCCTAATCTTAAAGTTGTTTTTGTTACTCGCCAATTATTTAATATATTATTTGGCTTTTCCCATTTACCACTTTCATCATGTACTAATAGTTTTAATTTTTCACCATCATAACTATTATCTCCTGTATTTTTCCAGTCAATTGTAGTATCTAGTCCTTGTAATTCACTTGCTTCAGTTCCTAATTCTATCTTTCTTCTAGTAAACTTAGAAGCTGGGACTCTATATGCTAGTTCTGTTTTAGGTCGATCCATACCATCTTGAATCGGTTTAAAAAAGAATGGGTAATTTACTGATATAGGTACAACCTTGTCAGTAAACATTTTTTTCGCATCTGGTCCAGTTTTAGATAATATTCCATATCTCGAGTCACTTGCCAAAGTGGCTAAATTAACTACCTCCCCTGAGGCCATAAAAGAGAATCCTGATCTACGATTTTTAAGGTAACACATTCC